CAGCTCGAATTCCTTGCTGTTGCGAAGCTGGTCAATACCGGCGAGGTACTCTTCATGCGCCTCCATAGGATGGGCATCAAGCTGCTCGCCGTTCTTCATCATCTGAATCCCGGTCCTCGCCGGCAATGGCGAGCGATAGCCGCCCTGGCCGGGAATACGCGGGGTCAACTTCTCAATGTCAGCGCCCTCGTTGAAGTGGCTCAGGAAGTTCTTGATCAACTCCTGGCGTGCCTGGAGGTCCTGCAGGTACAGAGGATCGGCAGCCAACGTAGCGAATCGAACCTGTGCCAGATTTCGCATGACTTCGCGATTCGTGTTGACACTGTTGCCGGAGAACCGATAGGCGAATCGTCCGGCTAGTTCCTTCTGCGTGATCTTCTGCGGGCGCATCTCGCCCGTGACGTAGTAGAACTTCTCCTCGTCCCCGAAGAACGCTTCCAGCCCGTGAATCTGGTGGATAACTTCACGCCAACCGCCACGTTGTGCACCCGTTATGAACAGGTCCGTCTTGATTCCGGCCTCGCTCAACAGCGCCAGCGTGCCTCGCGCCGTACGCGGGGCGTTACGGGTCTGGTTAGACCCTGCGGCCTGCGGGCTCACCGTCAGCCGGTCAGCGAACAAGAGCAACGAATCCATCGCGCTCAGGTTAGCCAGCGGCTGTTGCGGGAACCTCGGGAAGACCAACCCATTCGGATCCGCGATCGGGACCCCCTCCCCGGGCCGCAAACGTTCTAGCACCTTCGGATCAGTCTGCAAGGCGCTGGGAACATAGCCGAACCACGGACGGTTGATCAGTTCCTGCGCTTCGTTGACCAGGTTGACGATTGCGTTCACTTCGACATGGATCGGCGCCAACAGTTCGGCCATACCGATGCTGAAGAACCGGTCTGAGATCCGCAGATAGTGCAGATCTGCGAACGGGCGACGCTGATGCGGCCAGCGCTCCTCCAGGTACTCCGCGTGGACGATCTTCTCCAAAGACCACGGAACCTGGTAGACGACCTCGGAATCGTTCTCTCCGGTGATACTGTCAGTACAGAAGACTTCCATGATCAGCAGCTTGTCGCCGACATAGGGCTCGATCTCGTCAATGGCCCCAGCCGTTGACTGGTCCCGTCCCAGCTCGCCAGTCACGCCGTCCTTCTGTGCCTTCAGTGTCTCGTTCTCTTCATCCTCCTGCTGGCGTTTCTCGCCCTTGACCGCCGCCTCCAGACGCTTGTAGTCTTCCTCCGACAGCTCCCAAAGCCCGGAGTCCATCGCATCGCGGATCTCCTTGAGGGTCATCCAGTGCTGGCGAGTGACACGCGGGGCGCTCTGCAGGTTCTGGGTCCGGAACGGCACGATCAGGTCTTCGAACTCGATGACATCCACGCATACGCCGTCCTTGACAGCAATCGGTCGATGGACGTAGATCATGATCTCGTCGATGCGATCAGACAGCCCGAACTCGACTAGAACGTCTTCGTGGACCTTGTGATCTTCGACGAACGTAACACGGTAGCCGATCGACGACCAGTCCTCCGGCGTTTCGGCCGGATCCGGACTCTCGCGATCGTCGTCTTGGTCGATCGAGATGATCCCACGCGCCTTAGGCCCCTGGATGAACGGCCCGAACTGGTCGAACAAGATCTCAGCCGGTGTTTTCTGACGGTCCTGTGGCACCGGCGCCTGTACGACTGGGTCTACCTCGCCTTCCTGCAGCCATGCCTTCATCGGCATCGCCAGTACCGTGTCGCGTTCCTTGTAGTCGTAGTAGGTATACAGCACCGAGACGCCGTCAATCAGAGCGTTCCGGAACCACATCTCGGTCGTAGCGTAGAAGTCCTCGATCCCCTGGTCGATCAACCAGTTCAGGTACTTCTCGTTGCTGTCGGTCTCGTCTTCGTTGTATTCCTTCTGGACACGCTGCACATGAACGATCGGGTCGGCGTTCCAGAAGGCATTCGAGATCTTCGGGACGGTTGCCTCGATCTTCTCGGTCACCAGACGCAATCGGATGTCGGCTTCGCCTTCGTACTCCGGCTCCTTGGGCGCATCCTCGAAGTAGGTCGAACGAACGAACCGGTGCTTTTCGATCACCGTCCGGCGATCCCGCAGGTCCTGCCGAATTAGACGGCACAGATCTCGGCCCTTCTGCTCCCGCGTTTCTTCGTCGACTTGAAACATACGCCCTCCCTAGTCGGTCACAAGTACGTCGACAGTTGCCTCAACCGTAGTGGACTGATTCTGGACATAGAGATGGGTGAACGACCCACCATCCAGCATCACAGCCTTGCCAACACTCCACAGGTTGGTCTGGCTGTCGACGCCTACGTTGATAGCGCGATTGGTGATCAGGAGTAACATGTCTCCTGTCGCGACTCCGCCGAGATTGACTTCTTGAACTGTGGTGTTCGCCGCAAGAACGAAGCGATCGGCAGAGCTTTCTACGAACGCCCTCTCGTTCGGGGCGTAGTTCTGATCGTAGAGAGTCGCCTCATTGCGCGAGAGCTTGAGCCTCGCGAGCGGTCGGACACGGAGGACGTCTGCCACTGTCGTTGTCTCCTCGTCTGGGGCGGCCTCACGCCCTCCATCACATTGACCCCGTTGAACTCGAAGTCGTCGTCTCGTTCGGCCATCAACCTGGCGTTGCGCTTTAGCATGTGGTAGTTGAGTTGTGCCTGGTAGATGTACCGAATACAGTCAATGAAGTCATCGTGATACTTCCGAACCTCTTGCTTGTCGCCCTTGAGATCTCGCTGCTTGTCAGTCTGCCAGCTATCCCAGACGAAATTCAAGAAGTTCTGCTTCACATGCCGGCAGTTGTTGAACACGATCAGCCCAGGTTCGTCCCACTCGTACTTGCCAGTCTGCAGTGCATCGTGAATCGCATCGAAGCCGGCCTGCGCATTCTGCTTCTTCGCCAACTCGCACGGCAAGCCCTCGCGCGCGAACCGCCGGGCGATCGTGTCGCCGGACGTGCGCTCTTGTTCCTGCGCCGAATTGTCGATGATACGATGCGCTATGATCTCTGCCTCGTCGCCGCGACGCCACTCGCCGTTAGCAAAGTACCAGCCTTCTAGCTCTTTGATCTTGTCGGATACCTGGGAGATTGTACGCAGCCGTTGGTCATACAGGTCGCGGTACACAACCAGCTGGTCATCTGGGGACACAGCCGCCCACAGCACCGCGACTGGCTTTCTGGGGTGTGGGTCGATGACGCAGACCCTGGGCCATGAGGCCGGGATCCTGTACGGTTCGATCCAGTAAGGCGGTTCCGGCTCCCACTCCTTGAAGACTCGTCCGGCGAGGTGGAGGAAGTTCCCGTGGAGACGCGCTTCGAGTTCGTCTTCTCGTAGGTCACTTAGAAACTCCTCAATCGCGGAACGGCTCAGATGGCCGCCGTTGTCCTTACAGTTGTCCCAGATCGAGAACTTGAACATCTTGACCGAGCCATCGGGGTCACCAACGCGGTTCACAATCACATCGTGGATCCACGGCTGCGTGAGCGGCGTCATGGTCATCCAGCAGTGTCCGTCGTAATCGACCAAACCGCGCCGGAGACCTGTGTACTTCCGATAGTCGAAGGGCTCGTCGCCCCAGAACCAGTGTCCATTCGTTCCCTCGAAGGCCATGTCGTCCTGCTCGTTCGACATGAAGTAGACCTTCGACCCATTCTTCCAGGTGATCTCAGTAGGAATCCCACGGTTGTCGCGCTTGACGCTGTACCAGCCGCGCGGAGCCCACTCTTCCCACTTGGGCCAGATGGTTTGTTTGATAGCCTGCTGTGCGTTCTGTGCAATGACACGGCCGATGTTCGGTACCGGTATGGGCTCACCATTCGAGAGCCTCACCGTCCGATCCGGATGGTCCTCGGGCAACCAAGGTCGATATCCCAGTGAGTGTGCGATAGCCTCAGCCACGCCTGCCACGGACTTGCCGGAGCGGTTGCTGCCGAGGACCAAACGGACGGCAGCAGTATCGGCTCCATGAAAGTCCGGCTGCTGCCCAATCGGCTTGTAGAAGAGAATCTTTTTCGTTGCGTAGGCAAGTTCTAGTACAGACAGCTCCTTGAACAGCTGCTGCAGATCACTCCGAAGGGCCGCGTTCGACATCGTTGAGTAATCCCTCCATCTCGTTCATCCAAGTCATCTTCTCCAGCTCGTCGTAGGCTTCCTTGTCCAGCGCTAGCGGCTTGAGTTCGATGTTCGGATCAACCTGTTCGTCCATGCATCGCTCGCGAAACTCGGTCAACGCAACCATCACGAATTCTCCAACTTGTGCGTTCATCTCGTCCTGATTTCCGGGCTCCAGGTCGATCCATGCTGTGGTGCCGGTCGAGTGCTCCTGCAGCATCATGACCAGGTAGCGCTGCGACATAGCCCCTCCCTACGGGTTGTCGAAATCGGTGAGATCCAGCACTTCCGCCTCTTCGACGACCTGCGCCTCTTCTAGTTTATCCTGGACACGCTGGGATAGATCTTTGTGCTCGTCCTCGAAGTTCACATTCAGGAACGTTAGGCTCTTCAGTTTGCTCTTGATGCCGGACTGTAGCGCCTCGAAGGTCTGGGGCAGCAGCAACGCATCTTCCTGCGTCGCCTGCTCGAACCCGCCCTCGATCTCCCGGAGCACCTTCATCTTGTCCACGGCAATAGCCATCGCGGTGACCTTCTGCATCAGGCTCGGCCCGTACTCGATCACACGCTGGACGTTGCCGTTATCGTCCGTGACCTCGATCCGGCCGGACGCCATATCCTCCGGCGTGATCGCGTCGATCAGCTGGTTCGTCTTGTTCTGGACCTTCCCGGTCATCTCCTGGATCGCCTTCTGGCGGAACCGGATGAAATCGGGATCGGTGCCCTCCTCGAACTCCTTGACGACCTTGGCTACGGTCTTGGTAGCGCAGGAGCATCTCCGGGCGGTTTCGGACTTGTTCGCGG